CCTGCGCGTCGGCCGCGGCTTTGATCACATCTTTCCGCGTCACCTTCGGGTTACCTGCAAGGGCGCCCATGATCGGCACAGCGTAGTCCAGCTCCGCGATCTTGGACGAAACTTCGTCCGGAGCCAGGCTGGAGACGTGCTTCCAGATACGCGCATGCTGCATCATCGGATGTTCGGCCGACCGCGCCATGTTGCGCCGCGTCGAAGAGAGGGGATTGTCAGACATCAGCCGACCTGATTGTTCAGGCCCAAGCTGTCAGCGGTCGGCACGCCACCACCACCCCCGCTAAGCAGTTGGTTGTAGAGAAGATAATTGAGCGGCGTGTTCGCCGCAGCGCCGATGCCACCTGAGATCGCATTGGCCGCTCCAACCGTCCCTGCGGCTTGCGCGTTCGCTCCCCCGATGAGCGCCTGATTGGCTTGCCCGACCGCCTGAACGCCCTGCTGGCCAGTTGTGGCTGCGGCATTTTCGCCCTGACCCGCCAGGTTGGACAGCGGATTGAGCACGTTCCCGAGGTTCTGCTGGAAAATCTGCTGTTGCTGTCCAAGCGTGGTGCTCGCGAGGCCAGACGCGTAGTTCCCAGCCGCTTTGAGTGCCGCGCCGGATATGCCGCCCCCTGTGGCTGCGTTGGAGCTGGCTATCGCTTGTTCGGTTTGGTCTTTGATGAACTGGTAGCCCGGCGTGGCAGCGAGTTGCGCCTGTGTTGGCTGAAACGTGAGAGAATTCAGCCCGTTCGCCTGCGATAGATTGTAGCCTCCGCCACCGAGACCGAGGCTTTCCTGCAATGTGCTCAGTGCGTTGGTTCCGGCGCCGACGAATGGCGCCAGCGTTTGCCGCGTCTGCTGGAACTCGGCGAGCTGGTTAGCGGACGCTTGGTTAGCGGCGTTGGCCTGAGCTTGAGCGGCCGATTCGGAAGCATTCGCGCTGATGCCAGCCCCAAGCAGACTGCCAACGCCGGCAGCAATCCCGCCGAACAGTCCCATCAGTTCAGGCGCCCGGAATATAGTTCATCAGTGTGGACGCCGCCGAGGCGTCGCAGGACGGGCCCCACGTTTTTCGATACCTTTGTGCAGGCATACCACCGTTGGACTCCGCGCTCACGGAGAGCATCGAGAGCTGCGCCGATCAGGCGCACGCCCGCCCATCCCTTGCGATAATCTGGTAAAAGATAGTAACGATCTTCGAACCCGCACAAAACATCGGCGTGGTGGGTATGATATTGGATTACGAAGACCGCGTATCCGATCGGTTCGCCGTCGTTTCTGGCGACGATGATAAGCAGGGCGCCAGCGGCCTCGGCGTGGGTATAGACCTCCTCCCGCGGCCTGAATTCCATGCCCATGTCGGCTTCGACTTCGGCGTGATGCCGCGCCCACAAGTGCTCGCATTCGGCCCGGTAGGCCGACCAAGGCTCTTGCGAATAGGTGATTGTCACGACGTCACGAAACCCGAGGCGAATACATTGATCGATGCGCCCGCGCTCGCCAGCGCGGCGATGATGTCACCCGCGTTCAGCACCATATTCGCCAGTTCCGGCGCGAGATCGGTGCCACCAGCGGCGATGCTGCGGGCGTTGATGATCGTGAGCGGAGCACCGGCTGATGGCGTCCTGGTGACCGTGAACGTGACTGCGCCGGCGGTGACATTGGTGAACACTGCCCGCTTGATGACTGTCTGCGAGGCGCTCGCGCCCGTGACACAGGGCGCCGACGACGTGGTGAGCACGACGCCTGGCTGAAGAACAGCCGGGGATGCCGATGTGGTCATGCCGCGTCAGACATCAGCAGGCCAGCTAAGACAGGATCGAGAACGCGCGGCGCAACGTCTCCGGCGAACGCCTCAGCGAGCATCGCCGGGAAGGCGTAATTCGGAAGGTCAGGAACGTCTTCCATCGCCTGCTCCGTTGCCACGAGAGCCTCGAGCGCCAAGATTTCGGCCTGCAACTGCGCAATCGAAATTCCGGGCTGGCCACCTGTCCGCGCGAGCATGGAAATCATGAAATAATACCATGCCGGCGTGAAAGTTCCGTCTGGGTTGACCGCCGGGATGTCCATCCGCGGAACCTGCACGGCGACCTTGGACGCATTCGCGAGATTTCCCGACATCAGGCTGCCCTGGCAGGGGCAGCGATGCGACGAGCCTTCGCGATAGCGGCATCCCATGCCGCCATGACCTGTTCATAGGTCGCGGTTTCGGTAAATCGCATCAAGTTCCCATTCGGAACGCATGCGCGCAGCACGCTGCAAGCATCCCGGCGCCTGTCGCTGTCCGACGATGCTTGAGACGCTCTGCCGATTGCGCCCAGCATGTCCCACCGTGTGGCCCACGTGCTGCTATCAGCCACGGGGATCCCTTCGGCCGTCGTCGCGAAGTATTTGCGCGTCCATCGGTAGCTTCCTTCCGCATGGATCGCGCGGGCCTTTTCCAAAATCTCGATTATGGTCATTTCAATGTGATGTCCAAACAGAACCGTCACAGAACACGGGCACATGCACCGCGCCGGAGCCGGTCAGGGCACCATTATAAGTCGGCGTGGTGGCATCGGATACCGCAGCCATCGAATTCGCGATCCCGCTGTTGCAGGTCGGGAGCGTTCCAACCGTATAAACTGGCAACACCAGCGGCTCCGCCAGCGTCAGGTTGCTACCTGTCGTGCTTGGCGCCTTGCCCCACGGCGTTCTGTAGGAACCGTCCGTGCCGAGGGTCAGGAGGACGCCATGACCGGCCGTGAACTCATTGAGATTGGTGCAGTTGTTGCACCAGACCATGGATCCGTTGTCGCCGTTTGGAATGGACGGAAGCGAGGCTGCGGCAAATCCCGGATTGCGCAGAGGCAGCCCGAACGTGAAAACCAGGCCGCCGGCGTCGAGTCCCCCGAATGCCGCAGCGCCAGTGCCCACCATGATCCCACCATTGGATTTCACCGCAAGAGCGCCGCTCAGCGCCGTGTTTGGCGCATTCAGCGTGACCGTCGAGCCGTTGCTGCTGATCGAGGTCACGCCGCCTGTGTCGAAGGCAATCGGTAGTCCAGTTGGCAGCCATATCCCGTTGCTGGTGTTGCCGACGTGGTTCCCGGAGGCCTCGGTAATCGGCGCGGAAAGGGTGATCGTCCCGGTCGGCGTCGGCCCGGACCCGATGACTGCGTAGGCGGTCTCCGTCGCGGTCTGCCCGTCGCTGAACGTCACCGTCGTCGTGAAGGACCCAAGGTTGATGTCCCGCCCGAACCGATCGCTGGTGAACGGCATGACGTTCGAAACCGGCACGGTCACAGAGGCCGAAACGGGCGCGGTGACGGTGACCTGCGTGCTTCCCACCCCGTAGAAGACGATGCTGCGCAGATCGATCCCGGCATTCGTTACAGGCCCAGCAATCCGCAGCGGCGATTTCGTGTAAGCTCCCGGCGTGGTTTGTATGCTGATCCCGGTGCCGGCTTCGAAGAAATTCCCATTGTCTGCTGCGGGTTCTATGACCACCGATAGCGCTTGCCGGTTGCCGGGAGTGCCGACGGTGCCATTGTCGATGTTGTGCCCGGTCAGATCGAATTCCATGGACAAGTTTGCGTTGGTGGCGGCGCTCGGCTGTCCGGTGAAGTCATCCATCTCCGAAACCATCCCCCAGAGCTGGGGATTGTCCGTGGCGCCCCCGGCGGCGAAGTTATACCGCTGGGTTTGCGCGTAGCGCGCGACGTGCTGACCGGTGCCCCCAGTGCCGTTGTAAATCAATCGGTCTAACCCGTCCCACAGATTGGCGTTTGGCGCCCCTGTTATGGTGAGCTGGTTGAGGGTGTTCGTTGATGTTCCACTGCCTCCGGTGAGTGGGTTTGTTACCTGATAGATAATCGGCAGAAATCCGGTTCCTCCTGGGAACAAGGCGGAAAGCGGCGTCTGCCCGGTCACGCAGGTGCCTGGGATGCCCACCGTTCCCCCTTGGCAGATCGCGATGATGTTCGACAGGCCGAGTGGTAATGTGGCTGGAGGCAATCCGTCGAAGTATTGGGCATGCGCCGCGAGCGGGAGAAGCAGCATCAGCCCAAAGAGAAGTCTCACGATGACATCACGATCGGCTCTGGCCAAAGAAACCCGCCATTGATCGCCAGTTGCCCAGGAATGACGCCGAAGACCTCGAAGACGCGGTCGCGGCTGCGCCCTGTCCGCGTCCATTTCGGCTGGTGTTTGTATTGGCCCATCGCGCCAAGCGTCTGCGGCATCGGGCTGTTCCAAGTCCGCCCTCGCGTGTCGGAGGTGCGCATGTAGACGATCGGAGACGTGTCCGGAGGCGGCGCAGGACCGGCGAATATGGCGCCGTTGCCCGGCGCTGTGAGCACGTCCACGTCGCCCGTGGGCCCGTGCGAGAGCAGCGGGAAAGGCCCGGGCGTCGCATAGGTATTGAGGCCGGTGGCGCACTCCACGTCGAGGACGAAGCCGGGATAGATCACCTCGCGCCCGTCTTTCATCATGTGCGGAAAGCCCAGGCGAAAATACATCGGCGCGCCGGCATCGGTGTAGATGTCCGGAGCGATCTGGTAGAGCTGTCCGGTCTGCCAGTCGGCGCCGACGTTGAGGCCGTAGGCGCTCGCGACGCACTGCACACGGTGCCGGTTCTCGTTGCCTTGGCTGTCGACGTAGAGCGCCTCGTGCCAGAGCTGCGACATCTCGTCCCACCGCCAGGATGCATTCGCCGCCTGGAAATTGATCTGATAGAAGGCGTGACCGCCGAACTGGAAACAAAACCCGACTGCGTCCGAAACCGTCGGATACCGACTCCATTCCTGCTCGATCGCATGCGTCGAGATGCGCTCCGCGGCATAACCCTGGCCGCGGACCAAGATCGGCGTAGCTTTGGTCTGGCTTGGCGCAACCGGAAGCGCCGCGCCATCGCTGCCACCAGCTTGATCTTGCGAGAGCCAGAACACGCGCCCATCGATCTGCGCCACTGACCACGGCGCTATGATACCGTGCTGGATGAACGGTCCCGGCAGAATTTGGAACGGGAACGACGAGCCAATCAGCGAGCCGCTGTCAAACCAGATTTCGGTCGTGCGCTGCCCGATCAGCCAAAGTTCACGCTTGGTCACGATCAGCGTGACCAGATTGTCCGAGTAGCCGTTCTTAGCCGCGAAATTGAGCGCATCGAAGATGACGTTATTTTCCTGCGTGCAGTAGAAGTTCCGCGTTCCTGGCTGATTGAGCGCCAGAAAGCCGTCCAGGGCATCGATCCTGGTTGCGCCGAAGAAGCCGTAGCCGGACATGAGCGCGGGCGGTGGCGCGTTAAGCGCTGCGCTTACAGGCGAGAAGACGTTGGTTGCGAGCGTGACTTGGTAGCCGTTCGCCGACCCGTCAACGAGCAACAGTGTCGTGCCGTTGTCCGCCATGTAGGCGATGCCATTCGTTGTGGCGACCGATCCGATCTGTGTCCGCGCCCACGACGACGACACAGTGTAAAGATTTGTGCCCGCGAGGTAGTAAAGCTGGCCATTGTTCGCCCAATAGAGGCAGCGTGCCGGGGCGTTTGGCGATGTGCCGAGAGGCGCGATGCCGGGCGAATTGTAATGCGTGAATTCGGCCTCTGCATCCGGCGCGTTGCGTTCCGCATAGAGATTGACCGCGCGCTGGGCGTTCGCGATCACGCTGCGGTTCTGGTAAAACCCCTGATTGAGAGCCACCCGCGTCAATATATCTGTCCTGAAAAGATATTGTAGAGCGGCCGGCGCGTCAGGCCTGTCGGCATGCTCATCGTCGGTATCTGCGTGTTCGCCGTCTGGATGAGGGCCATAGAGGCCATTGCCAGCCCACGAGTGTCATCCGTCAGCACCGATCCTGGGAAAATCGCCGCAGCGCGCACAGCGAGGTTGGTCCAGATCGTTTCGACATACTCGTCCGGCAGATTGATCGACTGAACGAGTGCCGAGAACTGCGCGATGTGCTGCTTCACGCCGATGTGGATTGCATCGGTCAGCACGGTCGGGATCGGGTTGACGTAGAGCGTGCCCACCGGATAGCCGCTGTCGAAGAAGGCTTTCGTCGGCCAGGATGTAAGTTCTTTCAGGGCGATCCTAGAATAGTCCTCATAGGATGGGCAGAGCCGCAGCGGGAAATCAACGAACTGCTGACCGGGTGCGTTTTGCGCGAACTGCCGATAGTAGGCGAACTCGAGCCGATCGACGCGGGGAATGCTCAGATTGGCGCCCGGTCCCACCGTGTAGCTTTGCGCGCCAGTGACCGGGATCGCATAATCCACTTCCTGGTAGATCATCCAGCGGCGACGATTCCATTGTCCCATCATGCCATTGAGGACATTGAACCCGTCCGTGTTCGCCTCGGCGCTCGCGATCTGGCCTTCTCCCAGCACGCCGATGGCACGCAGTGCGAGCGAGATCAGCGATTGCGGCGTCATCAGGGTCATGCGACGAGCGAGACTCTGCTTCCAGACGAAGGCCCTCGCACGACGTTTCTCCTGGCTCCATCAGGCCAGATCGGAGGCCAGACAGGGATAAGCATGGACCCGGCCACTACGTTGTCGGTGACAACAAACTGCCGCAGTCGTCGCCCTGTCGCCGACTGAACGACCGAATTGACTTGGCGAACACCTTCGATGGTGAGAACGCGGCCGGCCGCCAATCCATGAGGTAGCGCGTCCGTCCTCAGCAGGCTGCCATCGGACCATGTTGCCCTGATTACGATATCGGACGAGGCCATTGTCCGCTTGACCGGCATTAGCGATTTCGCACGCACGATCGCTGGCGCGAAGAGCAACCCGCCCAATAGCGATCGCCGACTAAGCATGAATAGTGCCCCCATTGACCGCTGGCGCGACATGCAGCGGCGCTGGTCCACCTTGGGGAGGCGTAGGCGGCACGAAGGGAGGCGATACGTGCGTCATAGGCTCAGCTGGCATGGCTGGCTCAGGCGCTGTGTGGGAGGGCGCCGGCGTCTGCAAATGGCTGTCCCGCATCTCCGGTGGCTCGAACATCTCCGGTGGCTCTACGAGACCTGCGGCATCCACAGGAACGGTGCCTCCCAGGTCGGAAATCACCTTGTCGATGTCGGCTAGGCCGGTGACAAACAGCGTCATGCGATCCACCCGTGATCTCGCCGTGGCAGCATCTTCGGCCTTCCATTGCTCGATGAGGTGCGCGCGCGACTGAATCAGTTCCTCGCGGTTGGCCAAGTGCCGATCGATTTCTGCCAGCCGCCTCTTGTTGACCAACTCGGTCTGGGCAGCGGTGAGGCCGGAAGCGAACAAAGCCTTCATCTGTTCGACTTCTCGCTCAAGCTGCGTGACCTTCTCTGCGTCCGTCATCGGTATCGCTGTCGTGGTGCTCATGCCGCCCTCCCGCTGGGCGCCGTGGCCCGTTCCAGTTCATCGCGCAATCGCCGATTGGACCATCGGCCGTCCACCTTGACGCCAAGCGCTTCCAGTTCAGCACGCATAGCGGTCGCCTCGTCGTCGGTGTCGTCCTTCGGTGCTAATCTCGCCTTCAGCGCGTCGATCTCGGCCTGCATGTCCGCCATCCGCCGCAACGTGTCGAGTTCCGCCTGCAACGCGCCCATCCGATCGGCTGGCTTCGTCTCCTCCGGCGCGTCGAGCTTATCCCCAAGCTCGCGCCGCAGCCGGACCGCTGACCAGTTCGGATCAACCGGGATCGACAGGTTGCGGCACCGCTGAATAAGTGCCAGCCGTGCGGCCTCGATCTGCACCGAAGATTGGCCGCCGCTCAGAACGCGCTCCTCTTCCTCTTCCGAGTAGACGATGACCGTGCGAAAGACCTCGGTCGTGTCTGCCCACTTGATCGTGGTGCCCTTACACGTCTCGGTTTCGCGATAGAAGGTCTGCTCTCCCTCGGAAATCTTAATCTCCTTGGGATACTCCTTGATGACCGGAAAGCGCGGAATGCGCCCGTCCTTCTTCATCTGCGCAATGCCGAGGCGAAAGACGCCGCCGCCCTGAAGAAAAGTGGTGGTGGCGTCCTCAACGATGGTCGCGCTGTCGAGTTCGTTTGACATCGGAATTCCTTCTCAGAGCACGTCGGGCACAACTACGGCCCATTCAGGCCTCAACCAAAGCGCACCCCACACGACGTCGAGGCGCGTCCCCGTTTGCCCAGTCCCGATGATGTATTGCCGCACCATCAGCATAGATACGCCGTCCAGTTCATGCCGCGCGCTCTCGACGTTCGGCGGGATCTCCATGTCCGCCGTCGCCATCGTTACGGTGTCGGGAACGAACGCAATGTTCTTGCGGTAGGGCGTCGAGGCTGGGCTGACTAGGGTGATCGTGGCGGACGCCGCCGGAGAGGCATCCACGGTCTGATACTGGACGTTGGCGCCCCCGGGTCCAGCCGGGATCAACGGCGGATAGATGCTGATCGAGGTGCCCCCCGACGCCACGTTGGCGAGCACCACGAACTGGCGCAATTGGCCATAGGACTGATCGGTGATCCGGTTGACCCCGTTCACCCCGTTGATCGTGATGATGTCGCCAACAGCGAGCGTGCCGGTGATCGCGTTCGTGGCGATCGTGCTGCCACTCTGCCCCGCGGTGCTGACCGTTCCAGCCGAGAACGTTCCCGGCGTGTGGACGAGCACCGTCTGGTCCTTGAACCAGTCGAAGCCCAGGGCGTTCTTCATCCCCCCAGAGCGGTATTGCTCGCTAATCTCCGGCGTGGGGTTGAACAGGCCCGCCAACGCTCCGGCAACCCGCGCGTCGGTGAACGGATTGACCACCAGTCGGTGATTCATTTCCGGTGCCGATTGCGTGGCCAGGATCGCGTTCGCGGTCAGGATCGTCGTTATCGACGGCGAAACGATCGCGCCACTGACCTCGTTATCGATGTAGTTGCAGACGCCGCCTTCCGACCCGGCCATGATCCCCACCGCGACCTTGCCGGCGAGTTTGTTGACCGCTGGCGCGATGTAGCGGTCCGCGAAATCGTCCACCGACAAGGCGAGATCGACCTGCGGGAACGACATCGCAACGTTGTTCTGCGTCGCCAGCGTCAGCGTGGTGTAAGTCTCGACGGTGTCCTGGAAGCTGACTGCTGCGCCGGTGCCGACCGTGAAGTCAACCGGCAGACGAATGCGCAGTTGCGAGCCAATCTTGGCCCCCTCACGTGCGTATTGATCGTCGTATTGGATGTTGATGTTGCGCATGAAAGCGTTGGTATTCTTCCAAAGCCTTACGGCAACTCTCGTGATCATGTTGATGGTAAGAAGTTGATTTGCCACGTGATGTATTCCGTTCGAACTGTATTGAAACGGACGGCATTTGTCTCACTCTGAAGAGTTCTTGACTTTGCAGCGTCCAAATACAGCCGTGGCGGAAATCAGCGAAGTCATCACGTCACAGGCAGGCACGTCATCACGGCAAGACCGGCCGGAACGGAGTTAAGTGTTCAATATCCCCTTAGATGCTTAGGCGCCCGCTTGTCCCAGAGCTTGGCCCATGTCTTCATGTCGAGCTTCTCGTCGTAGATATCCGGCTCGGCCAGCACGTTCGCCGCCTCGATCTTCGGAGCCGGAGTCGGAGCACGCGAGATCGGCTTGGCCGGCGTCTGTTCCATTTTCGCGTCCATCCGTCCGAGTTGAGCGGCCATCGCAGTGGGCGACTTGCGCAGCAGTTCCACCAGCAGGTCGGTATCATCGGCGAGCGCGGCCACGATCTTCGGCGCGTTTGGCAGTTCGACGAGCGCTTGCATGAAGGCCGGGTTCGACGTCCCACCAAGGCCGTGAATGATGTTCGTTTTCTCGACCCAATCCGGAAACTCCTTGTTGCCGGCCTCGATCAGCTTCGCGCGCTTGTCGTCGAACTCGATCTCGGCCCGGATCTGCGCCCTGTCGGCTGATTCCTCCCGCGGCGCTGGTTGCGCTGCATCTGGCTTTCCGGCTCGCAATAGCGCCTCGGCCGCTTCGGCTCGCTTCTCTGCCGCTTCCCTGTCCGCCCGCTCAGTCGCCAGTCGCGCAGTGAGATTGGCTACGTGCCTGTCGGCCCGGCGCGGCTTTGGCGCCTCGGTGGTCGCCTCTGGGGCCGCCTCTGACGGCGTCTCGACTGCTTGTGTCGCCCCCTCTTGCTGTTGCGCCGGGGCATCCTGCGTCCCCTCCTGGCCCTGCTGGATGGATTCTGCGGCCGGTGCCGGATCGGTGGTGGTCTCGCTCATAAGCGCCTCTCAGTCGTCACGGCTCGCCCCGCCGGATAGGGTCAAAAGCTCTCATTACGCGCTCGTGGATAAAACTAGCGATGCATTCGCGAAGCTCGTCGGCGCTGAAAATGCCGCACTCGCCATCTACGGAAGACATGATCCTAATGGCTTGTGGCCCTTCATGTGACAGAATGAGTGCCTTTTCGCCGTCACCGACGGTGAAAACCCGGCGCTGAATGGGAGAACGGTCTGACATCAGTGCAGCCTCGTTGGAATGGTCGCCTGATAACTCACGGTGTCGCCGCTTGATCCGTCGCGCCCGAGGAGGCAGCCGACACAGGTTCAGCGCGGACCTCATACATTCCGTCAGCCTTCTCTCTTACGGATAGGAGTTTTACCTTCAGTCCACGTGGCAGCAATACTTCGGCCTGATTGCCGAATTCATTTTCAATGTGATCTGTGGTCGGAATGTGCAACGCTGGGTGGCCACCAGGCATCTTTAGTGTCATCAGAACGCTGCCTTCTCCTACACCGAGGTCATCGGTTATGTTGTTCGCGACGTCCTTGTGGATGCTGGTGGAAACGTAACCGTGACCGGCTTGCATGACGTCTCCTGGTTTTAGACTGGCCGCGTAATCAAGAGGTAGGATAAAACCTCGATAAAGCTCTGTGCTGTGTGCCAGGCGGCTTTTGCCAAGAGCGCTATCAAGATTCTTCCGTAATTCATCAACCTCTTGCCCATTTCCTAAATTGATCTGATCCGAGCCACTCCCATAGTTATTGACAGCGGCGATCTCCGCCGACGTCAAATTGGGCGGCAAAGCTAGCGTCTCCGCAGAATAAGGGTTCAGTTGATACGGCGCCCTCTTCGAGGCCCCGGAGCCGGCAATAAACCCACGGCCCCCAGGTGCAGACGTTGACCCCAGGAGCGCCGATCCATACTGCCGCGCAGCATCAGTGAGCGCGTTCATTGTCGGCCATCCGGTCTGCGGATCAATCAGTCCCCGGGCGATGCCGTCAGCACGCTGGGCAGCAAGCCATGAACTCAAGGCGTTCGCGTTTGCGCCCCATGCGTCGGCCAAACTGGGAGTGCTATTGTTCAAGGGATTATCGGCGTTCTGGTCAAATGCTTGTAATGGTTGCAATGGGTTGTATGCGGCGGCGGCCATAGCATTAATGTAGTATCCTAGGCACAGTCGCTTGATCTGCCGCCACGAACCGCGCGGCCTGCAACGGCGCGTCCAGAATGAGTGCCTCCGCAATCTCATCCTTCTGCGCGCGCGGCATCACGTCGTCGGGTTGCTTGAGACACGCGGCCAGCGCTTGGCGTGCATCGGATAGCAACCGCGGTGCGACGCGATCAACGAATACGAGCCGCGCTTGTTCTGTCGTGATCTCGCCACGGCCCCGTAGCGCGTGGAACGTCGCATTGTCGCGCGCGTAGACCTCAAACAGCTCGTTCGCCATCTCAACGGCGGTTTCGGCGACGAGACGATGCGCGTTCAGGCCCGGCCCGAACCGCGGCATCTCCCAGGTTTTGCGTCCGATGTGCGACATCAGAATAGCCCAGTTCCAAAGAAGGTCGCCCCAAGGTTGCCGATCCCCCAGTATGTGCCCTGTTGCGATGCGGGGGCACCTTCGGCTGCATTGGCCTGCGCAGCCCTCTGCATCCCTTCACACCAAGCCGCGGTCCCGTGGGCATTGGCATTCTGAACGTTCAGATAGGCCGACAATGGCGAGTCCTGCGCCGAATTGAACGGTTCGTCGGTCGTGATCGTGACAACGTGTCGGTTTCCGGCGACTTGACACCATTCTATGGTCTTACTCATGGCAGGTTATCCTCAAGACCAGGAGCCTTTCTTGCCCGCTCCGCAATATGCTTAGCTGCGTCTACCAAAGCTTCGTGTTCCAATTCGTAAGTCCTGCGCAGAACAGCGGATACGTGGTCCCACTTCAACGGATCGGGACTCCCTACGTCCCTGGCAGCAGCGGCAGCGTCTCGTTCGAACAGCTCCTTGGCCGATAGAATGGTCACTTCCGCTTGCCTTTCTTCTTCGCCTCGCGCTGCACTGAGTAGCCGATCGCGACAGCTTGCTTGATTGGTTTGCCGGCCGATATTTCGGTCTTTATGTTCTTATTTCGTGCTTTCTTGGAGGCCGACTTCTCAAGGGACACGCCGCCGGTCCTCCGGGTTCGGATAGGCGTAGGCGACCTGCCAAGGACGCGGCAATGCATCCCACAACCTCATCAGCTCGACCATGACCGCGTGCAACTGATCCCACGAGGTGATACCGCGCGACCGAATGTAACCCTGCGGCCCCTGCTCCATCATGGACTCATGCCAGTCCCGGTCGTGCCGCTGTCGCCGTGTCTTCCTCATGGTAGCGAATCCTCTGCCACGACAATACGTCGCTGCTAAGACCAGATAACGCCAGTCCGGCCTCCGCGCCATCGGCTCGGGCCAGGTATCGAGCGATCGGAGCCATCTCGCGCAACGCCGACTTGCCGCTCATCCAAATATTGACCCGCGTCAGACACGGTCCGTCTTGGAACACGAATGCGCCTTGCGTCCTGGCCGAGTGGGCATCGTATTCCGCCCCGATTTTGAGCAATTCAAGCGTCACGTTATCGCCTGCTGCGGCGATGGTTGTCGCAACGGCTCGTAACCCGTGCCATTGGTCTGCCCGCTGCTCGTCGCCGATGCCGCAAGGTCCGGCGCCGTGGCCGCTTCCACACCGTTCAGCGGGTTCGCCAAGGCCTCCTGGACCAGTTGGTGCACCAAGATGCGTAATCCCTGCGGATCGAGAGGCAAAGCCTTGGAGAGCGCTGCCAGGCGCTTGGTGTCGGCGTCGTAGGCGTCGATGTCAGCATTCGCGTCCTTGGCCTTGACCTTAAGCCGCTCCTCTGACAGCGCCTGCATCGCTTCGCCGAGCAGCTTGTTCCGCGCGGCTAGCTGCTTCTGCAGTTCGTCGATCGCCTTTTGCGCTTCGCGAGGCAGGCCCGGCTTCATCCTCTCCGCGATCTCATCGGCCATCGGGAAGTCAGCTACGCGGAACAGCAGGTCGCCGATCTTGTCGATCAGTTGCGGCGCCTGTGTCAGGATTTGGACAATCGCGTTAAAGGCCTCCTGCCTCTGCGTGGCGTAATCCGGGCCGACGTCGCTCACGACCTCGTATGAGCCAATGGATGGGTTGAGGACGCGCTGGATCGCGCCGTTGATCTGCTGCGTCTTGTGCGCCACGTCGCTCGTCGGATCGATCAGCACTTCGCCTTCCTGGTCATCCGAACCGATGATCTTGGCGATGCGCTGGGTGTCGTAAATGACCGGGATCCACTCCTTGACGATCTGTCCCTGCCGGCGAATGGCAAGCGCCTGATAATCCACGAAATGATAGGTTGATCGGTCGGACTGACGCTGGCGTTCGTTGATCGCCTTGCCGGACTTCTCGTTGCCTGGAGCGCCGAGCTCCGCCTCATATTGACCGGACGCGCTCATCATGAACTGCCGTGCGAGGTTCACGCCTTCGAGGAATGCCGGCGCGGCGGCCGGAGGCTGGATACGTTCCGGCTTCGTGTTCTGCTTACCGTCCGGTCCGCGCTCGACCCATGGAAGCCACGAAAATTTCTCGGTGTTGGCATTCTGGTAGTAGCTGGTGTAATCGCCGACCGCCTCCACCGATGCCTGCCACGGGGTTTTGGTCTGCAACGCGCCGTATTCGACGCTCGCAGACCAGTTGTAGTTGACCATCTGCTGCGCACTGATCATGCACCTCGTGTGGCCCACCCGATCGAGATGCTTATCGATTATCCGCACCTCGCCGACCCAAGGGATGATCGGCACGCTGGTGCCTGGAAGGTCAGTCGTTTCGACGACTTGGTTGCCGATGATCAGATGGCACTTGCAGCTCTTGCGAATGACGGGACGCCGCCGCAGCGGCGCGCCGTTGGCCTCGGCCTCGGCTTCCCATTTCTTCAGGAGTTGCGCCGGCGCCTGACTGCGATAGATGACGGTGCCCTCTTCGTCGGCGATCAATTCGTCTTTGTCCTCTTTGACCTCGTAATACTTGGCTTCCCTAACGTGATCGTCGCGTATCCATCCAGCGTCCTCGCCGTCAACCGCGTTGGCCTGCGTCAGCGAACCGCGAAGATCGGGATACTGCTCGATCACCTCGTCTTTTGGTCGGTCGGTGAACTCGAAGCCGTAGCGAGCATCGGAGCCGTCGATCTCCTGTGCGTCGCAGTCCAGGTAGACGCCCATCGGATTTGCCGCGCCGCGAACCCGGATTTCTTGATTGAACGCTTCAATCGTCGGCTTCGGGTTCGGATCAACATAGTCGCTCTCGACGATGGTGAACCCGAGACCACCGCGCACCTGAAACGAGATCGCCACGCCCTGCCCCATCTGGGTATTAGAAACGTTGGCGATGTGGCGATACAGCCCTTCCATCACCTCGGCGCTTTCTTTCGTTGCGCCGCCTCCGGTTGGCCGATATTCGACCGACGCTTTGTTCTGTGCCGCTTCGTTGATGATGTGCAAGTTGTGCCGATGCGTCTCGTTGACCGTGAGCGAGGGTGTGGCCCCGCGGTCCTCGTAGATTTCGACCGGCCACTGATAATTGTTATAAGCGTCGCCTGCGTCGAACTTGATGTCCATCATCCAGTTGGCGCGCGCAGTGCTTTCCCATTTGTGGCATTTCTGCCAGCGTCGGTGTGCCCTTCGCACCACTGGATCGAGGCTTAGCGGCGCGTCGGTGCCGTCGGTAAGCCTATCGGACACCCGCCGGAGCCTTCCGGTAGACGCCTTCTGTGACCTCCTCGGATTGCCAATGATCGGTCTCAGGGATGGCCGGATACATCACCACCTTGGCAATCGAAAAACGCTCGCTTTGCGCTTTGGTCCACGCGACGGCCGTGGCGAGATCGGTAAACGCCAAATAAGGCAATCCGTGGCCCTCACAGCCTCCATCATGGGAAACGACATACAAGAATCCACTGTGGCTCACCTCTTCGGCCCCGGATATTTCGGCCAGATCGTGCCCTTCGGCGCGATCGTCGAGATCGGCTGGCGCATCGTCACGCGCTCCGGATTGAGCACGTTGCGGCCTGGATCGACGCGCGGTTCGAACAGTGGAGTGCCTTCGCGCTGGTCGCGCGGCTGGCGGGACAGACGCTGGATGTCGCGCGGGTTCATCAAAATATCTCCACGGGATAATGACGACGGGAAATCTTCGCATAGAGAGTGATTTCCTCCGGCGTTAGGGCGGCGGGACTGGGAGCGGCGATCTCCATCGCAACATTCACCTCTTTCCCGTGATCGGGAAAATAAGTGATTTGGAGCGTCGCCATCAGCGCACCTTCTGCTTGGCGCCGCTCATGTTCGCGAGCAGAGACGGCTTGCTCGT